CAACAACAGTTTGCATCCGACCCAGCCACAGACGATAACTTCTTTCAACAAGCAGTCCAAGACGAAAATCTTCTTGCATTTAATCCTGCAAACTTATTTAAAATTTTTAAACAAGCACCTGCTGTAGCCACACCCAACAAAGTTGTTGGCGGAGTACCTGATGCACCTACTAATATGTTACCTGCTACTGCTAAGGTTGACATAGATGACTTTCCTTTTAAATCACATTTTATTGACACACTATCAGAACAAAATATTCCTAATATAGATTCACCTCAAGGCTGGAGAAATCTTTTCTCAGGCACGAAAGGTTTTGCTAAATCTGAATTAGAGGGTGCGGGTATTATGGGCTATCTGGAAGATGCTGAAAAATTTATGCCGGGTATGAAAATTACAAAACAAAATTTATTAGATGTGTATGAGAAATCACCTATAGCAAACTTAGAGATTAAAGTAAAAACAGAAGTTCCTATGCCAGGAGATTACAAACAGTATGTGGGTAGTGCCAAACACAAGAACATGGGTAATGCACCTATTGATGAAGGAGGTACTGATTACAGAAATATTGTTATTAATGTTAAAGAAATTCCAGGACAAGATAGACCCTTTTTTAACTCAGGACACTTTGATAAAGATCCAAACGTTCTAGCCTTTACTCGTGTAGCTAATTACAAAAATGCTACAGGTGATGATGTTGCCGTAATACAAGAATTACAAACAGATCTCATTACCAATTTAAGAAAAGAACAAGAAAGAGTAAAAGCAACGGCTAGTGCTGTTAGAAATAAAAAACAACGTTTACAAGAAAATCTTATTAACTATCCTAATGACGAATATACTAAAGGAGAACTAGATAGACTTAATGCACAATATCCTGAAGAAAAATTAAAATTTTTAGAAACCACTGATTTAACAAGACCCGCTGATCCTGTTTTTCTTGAACAATTAGCACCAGAATTAACGACACAATTAAACGCCATACAAGATCAAATAAATAATATCCTTACACAAAACAGAGGACGTATAGTAAATCCAAATTATTTGGAACAAATAAAACAATTACAAGATCAAGGACTTGTTGTTTTCAATAGACTCTTCGACTTAAATAGACAGAAAAACTTTGATGATATGTTACAAGGAGCAAAGGTGACTGACGCTTATCGATCATCACAAATATTAGACATAGGAGCAGGAACCAATGTACCTACAGGTAGAGATGTACAATCCTTTGGACAAATTCCTTTTGGTAAAGGACCTGATTGGATAGACTTAATGCTCAAATCAACAATACAAGATGCACAGAGTAGAGGTATTAATAAAGTTGCAATTATGCCGGCTGAAATTGTAAACAAACGTTGGAATAAAGATATTGATGGGGCGGCAGCTGAAAAATTCAAAGCTATCTATGATAAGATTTCTGTACAAGAGTTAAAAAATATTGCAAAGAAATATACAGGTAACAAAGCTAATCTACAAATTGAAGAAATTGTAGATCCCAATAAACCACAACAAGCTTTTCAAGTTTTAAATAAAAATGTTGATGGTACTTTTGCCAAAGGAGATCGTGATATTGAACCTAGTATGCCTGTTGGTTCAAACATTGGACCAGACGATACTGCAGATTTTAATTTTCAAATATATAATGTTGCCTCAGATTTTGACTACGGAGATGTTGTAGTGAGAAAAGAAATAGCTCCAGGTCAGGTAATGGATTACTATGTTAAGATAATAAAATCAAAAGAACCTAAAATAGATCCAGAATCAGGAATAGATATGAGTATAGCTAGACAGGATACGATTGAATTTGTGCCTTTAAAAGAAAATCAAATTGCTGAGGATTCCAAAGTAATTATAGAAGAATATAACCCTTCCTTACAAAAAATGTATGTCTTAACAATGCCCGAAGAAACAACAAAGAAAGGCCCTATGTTCCTATTCCGTAAAAAAGATGGTGGTAAAATCAAATCAGATGGGTTAGTTTCAATAACTGATATCTATGGAGATTATTAATGGTAGAAAAATTTAATTCTAATGTCCCTACACCACAACGTGAAGACGCTGTCACTGATGACAGAGGGGACTTAGATGTTGAACAAGTTGGAACAATAGTAGATTTAGAAACAAATCAAGCAGAACCTGAAGTTTTAATGGATGAGAGTGGCTCTGCAATAGTTAATCCAGAAGAAGAAGTTACTGCTTCAGGCTTTATGGCAAACCTTGCGGAGATCTTACCTGAAGATTATATGCAAGAGCTTGCAAGTGATTTATCCGATAAAATTGAATCAGATAAAAGTTCCCGTGAAGAATGGGAACACGCCTATACCAAAGGTTTAGATTTATTAGGTTTTAAATATGAAGAACGCACCAGACCTTTCAGAGGTGCTGCAAGCGTTAATCATCCTGTCTTAGCTCAAGCTGTCACACAATTTCAAGCAATGGCTTATGTTGAATTACTTCCTAGTGATGGTCCTGTTAGAACACAAGTTGTTGGAGCAAATTCAACTGAACTTCAGTTAGCAGCGGAACGTGTTAAAGATTATATGAACTATGAGATAACTCATGTCATGGAAGATTATAATCCTGAGATGGATCAAATGTTATTTCAACTACCTTTATCAGGAAGTGCTTTTAAAAAAGTTTATTTTGACGAAGTTCTGAACAGAGCTACCTCTAAGTTTGTTCCAGCAGAAGATATTGTTGTTCCTTATGATGCCTCTGATCTTGATTCATGTGATCGAATTACTCATATCTTAAAAATGAACTTAAATGATGTTCGAAAGAAACAAGTTTCAGGATTCTATCGTGATATAGAAATATCACCTTATGAGGAGAATACTTCAGAAGTACAAGAAAAGATGGATCGTATTGAGGGAGTAAATCCACAAGACACTTACATGGATGATATGACTGAATTGTATGAAGTTCATGTTGATTTAGATCTTGAAGGTTTTGAAGATATAAATCCAAAATCAGGTGAGCCTAGTGGAATTAAATTACCTTACGTTTTAACAATAGAAAAAAGATCAAATAAAGTTCTATCTATTTATAGAAACTATAATGAAGACGATATTATAAAAAGAAAGAATCATTATTTTGTTCACTACAAGTTTTTACCAGGACTAGGTTTTTACGGTTTTGGTTTAATTCACATGATTGGTGGTTTGACAAGAACTGCTACAACTGCATTAAGACAATTACTAGATGCTGGAACTTTAGCTAATTTACCAGCGGGTTATAAGTCACGTGGATTAAGAATACGTGATGATGATCAACCATTACAACCAGGAGAGTTTAGAGATGTAGATGCACCTAATGGTGCAATCCGTGAAGCATTAATGCCATTACCTTACAAAGGACCTGATGGCGTGTTAATGCAACTTCTTGGTTTTTGTGTTGATGCGGCAAAACAATTTGCAACTGTTGCAGATATGCAACTATCAGAAATTGGTAGTTCACAAACTCCTGTGGGTACAACCATGGCTCTTATGGAACGTGGTACAAAAGTTATGTCTGCTGTTCATAAAAGATTACACTACGCACAGAAAAAAGAATTTCAACTGCTTGCAAAAATATTCAAATTAGCATTACCACCCGTTTATCCTTTTAACGTATCAGGTGGCCCTAGAGAAATTAAACAAGCAGATTTTGCTGATCAGATAGACATTTTACCTGTATCAGATCCAAACATATTTTCTATGTCACAACGAGTGACACTAGCACAGCAACAATTACAAATAGCACAGTCTAATCCTGAGATGCACAACGTGTATGAGGCATACAGAAGAATGTATGTTGCATTAGGTGTAAAAGATATTGAACAAATACTTCCAATACCAAAACCACCAGAGCAACCACAACCAACAGATCCTGCAATGGAAAATAGTTTAGTTTTGATTGGTAAACCACCCTTGGCTTTTCCACAACAAAATCATGAACAACATATAAAAGCACATAGACTATTTATGAGTTCTGCAATGATTAGAAATAATCCAATGGTTGTTGTTACTTTGATTTCTCACATCAATCAACATGTCTCAATGTTAGCTACAGCAGTAGTTGCACAGGCTTTACAAGAAGAAGTTGCAAAAATACAACAACAATTTGGTCAAGAGATACCACCAGAAATTTTACAACAATTAGAAATGAAGAGAGAATCTTTAATTAATGAGCAAATTATAAAAATAACAGAAACTATGGTTGTAGAAGAGGCTGAAGCTATGCAAAGTCAATCTATGGATCCTCTTGTTTTGTTAAAACAACAGGAATTAGCACTAAGACAACAAGAATTAGAGCTTAGAGCACAAAAAGACGGTGAAAATCAAGCATTAAAAGAGAATCAATTCGAATATAAACAAAATTTTGACACTCAAAAACTACAAAAAGACTACGATTTAGCTAATTTACGTGCAGATGTAGCAATACAACGTCAAAATCAACCAAATAGAGGTCAAAATGATTAGTTTATTGGCTGGTCCAATAGCTGGAATGGTTAAAGACGCTGTTACTGGCTTTGTAGAGACTAAAAAGGCAAAAGCAGATCTTGCTTTGACTGAAATTAAGGCACAGAAGAGTTTAAAAGAGCAACAAATTGCTGGAAAAATTAGCTGGGAGGCTACTGCAGTTGACCAAATGAAAGGGTCATGGAAAGATGAACTAATTTTAATATGCCTGTTGGTTCCAGCGGTGGCAGTATTTATTCCTGGTTGGACCCCACATATTAAAGCTGGGTTTGAGGCACTACACTCACTTCCTGATTACTATAAGCACCTCTTATATATCGCCTGTTCGGCGAGCTTTGGTATTAAGGGAGCAAAAGGTGCAATGGGTTTAATAACTAAAAAGAAATGACAACAAAATGTGTAAAATGCGATTGCATTTGTCACTGTTGTTCAACTTGTATGTGTGAATGCACAATATGCGAACATGAAGAAACAGAAACTAACAACAACAGTTCCTCCTAAAAAAGGACCAACACCACAAGGGTTGAAAATTAATTATAAAAAGATACAAATAGTTAAGACAAACAAATAAGGATATTCTTAACTATGAAACACACCTATTTTACGATACCTGGGTGGTTCAATTACTCTGAAACTTACGACATCGTTGTAGATCAAATAGCCCATGATGGTGTCATTGTAGAAATTGGATCTTTTCTAGGTAGATCGACACACTATCTTGCAACCGCTCTTTACAATGCGGGAAAAGAAGATGTTAAAATATATTGCGTTGATACTTTTGAAGGTTCAACAGAACACGCTAGTATAAAACTACCAAAAGACTTCTCATCAATATTCAAAGATAATTTACAATTTTTTATTGGTAGAAATATGGTTATACCTTGTCAAGGTAGATCGGATTCTGAAGAAATTTTAAATCAGTTTAAAGACGAATCTGTTGATTATATTATGGTTGATGGTGCACATGAATATGACGCTGTCGAAGATGATATTATTAACTGGTGGCCTAAACTTAAACCAACGGGTGTTATGGTTGGTGATGACTATGCTCTTAATTCAGTAGCTGAAGCAGTAAAATCAGGCTTAGGTAAAATGCAAAGGAATAATTATGGAGTTAATCAAGGTCATGAACAAACATGGCATTGTGCTAAAGATGGACAAAACAAAGTTTTTGAAAAAAGAATACCAGGAGTTAATGCTTACGTATGAGCATCTTTGTAATTCATAATATTCAAAAAGAACTAAAAACACTCAAAGAACAACTTCATGAACATTTGACACAAGGGGTTGAAAACTTTGAAGATTACAAGTATATTCAAGGAAAGATACATATGCTTGACATATGCCAACAGGAAATCTCTCGCCTGCTGGATCAAGAGGAGAAAATAGATGACTAAGACTTTATACGTTCCAGAGGACGTTTTAAAAAAAATAAAAAACCCAAATGAGGGTGTTAACCCTGATCGGAAAGAATTAGAAAAACTTCCACAGCCAGTCGGTTGGAGAATTTTAGTTTTGCCTTTTAAAGCAAAAGAAAAAACTAAAGGTGGAGTTATACTTACAGATAAAACTTTAGAAGATTCTCAATTAACAGCATCGGTTGCATTAGTATTAGCTACTGGCTCTGATGCATATAAAGATAAAGAAAAGTTTCCTAATGGTCCTTGGTGTAAACAAGGCGATTGGGTTGTGTTTGGCAGATACGCAGGATCAAGACTAAAGATAGAAGGTGGAGAAGTTAGGTTACTTAACGATGACGAAATACTCGGCACAGTTGAGTCACCTGAAGATGTATTAACAATTATATAACATGGGAGGTAAACCATGCAAACAGAGATAAACACTGTAAAAGACGAAAAGCTCGTAGATCTGGACACATCAGGCGAAGGAGCAGAAATCGAACTTGAGGATAAATCTCACGGCGCTGTAAGTCCCGATAAATACGAAGATGTAAAGACTGAAGAAAAAGATCCTTTAACACCTAAGGTTGAAGCTCCAGAACAACAATCAGAGGAGATGGATCAATACTCTGATAAAGTTAAAAAGAGAATTGATAAACTTACATATAAAGCAAGAGAGGCTGAAAGAGAACGTGAAGCTGCATTACAATATGCTCAGAACGTTCAAAAAGAATTAGCTGAAGTGCGAATGAAAACACATGAAGTTGATAAAGGCTACATGTCAGAAAGTGAAGTTCGCAACAGAATGGCTTCCGATCTTGCTCGTGCAAATCTTATTACTGCTAGAGAACAAGGTGATTTCACAAAAGAAGAAGAAGCTAGACAAGCTCTTACAAAACTTGATCTTGAAGCTGAAAGAATACGAGTAACTAAATCTAAAAAGGAGCAAGAATATGAAGAGTTCCAAAAGAAAATGGAGCAAGAACAGCAAACCAATATACAACCCACATCTCAAAGACCACAGCCTTCACAAAAAGCTCTGGCGTGGGCTGAAAAGAATACTTGGTTTAGATCTGACGAAGAAATGACAGATTATGCTCAAAGAATTCATAGAGGTTTAGTAGCGGAAGGATTTGACACAGAATCAGATGATTACTATAATGAATTAACTGTAAGAGTTAAAAACAAGTTTCCAGAATCTTTTCAAGATTCGGATCAGGCTACCAGAAGCAACAAAATCGCCCAACCCGTTGCCTCTGCATCAAGGTCTGCAACCAGTGGGCGCAAATCTGTTAGGTTAACTCCTAGTCAGGTAAAAATAGCAAATAAGCTTGGAGTTCCTCTAAGTGAATATGCTAAGTACGTTTAGGAGGTACAACATGACAGATAATAAAACACCAAGAAGTGCACAAACAAGGGCAACCGAGGAACGTAGAAAACCTTGGCAGCCACCGTCTCAACTAGACGCACCACCATGTCCTGATGGATATAAGCAAAGATGGCTTCGTCATCGTGTAAATGGAGCGGATGATACTAAAAATATCAACGCTAGACTTAGAGAAGGCTGGGAATTAGTCCGAGCCGATCAATACTCTGGTAATTTATACGCTGCATATAATGGGAGTATCAAAGCTTATGAGGGTGTCATCAGCGTAGGTGACTTGCTATTGGCAAGAATCCCTGAAGAAACTGTTGCTGAGCGTAATGCTCACTACAAGCGAAAGACTGATCAACAGACTGAAGCTTGGGAAACAGATCCTTTAAGGGAGCAACATCCAAGCATGCCTGTCAATGTTGATAGGCAGAGTCGTGTGTCTTTTGGAGGTCCTAAAAAGACCGAATAAAGCACACTTAATAATAAAGGAGAAGAACTATGGCAAATCAAGCTGGATATTACGGATTCAAGCCTGTCAAGATGCTCGGTGCTGCTTACAATGGTCAAGGCCAGAATGAGTATACAATCGGGAATAATGAAGGTTCCGCAATATATCAAGGCGACCCTGTAATTTTGGTCGCAAATGGTGCTATTGATGTCGGTTCAACTGCTGGTGCTGAACTTATTGGTATTTTTAATGGTTGTGAATACACTGATCCAACAACAGGTAAACCAACTTGGAGTAACCACTATCCAGGCAGCATAGCAGCTGATGATATTAAAGCATACGTCATTGATGATCCGAATGTAATATTCGAGGTCAAAGTTGACGACACTAACGGCGGTCAAGCGCAAGTAGGTACAAACTGTAACATCGCAACATACAGTGCAGGTTCATCAATTGATGGAATCTCAAATGTTGTTGTTGATGGTAGCACTTTTACTACAAACGCTGGCGCTAATTTTAGAGTTGTAGGTTTATCAACTGATGTTGATAACTCTGACTACACTGCAGCAAATGCAGCGATTCAAGTTAAGATTAACTTACACTCACTAACAGATACAACAGGTATATAGGAGGTTAAACTATGGCTATATCTAGAAGTCAACTCGTTAAAGAGTTAGAGCCAGGTCTAAACGCACTATTTGGCCTGGAGTACGGACGTTACGATGCAGAGCATTCACAAATATTTGATACAGAATCTTCCGACAGAGCATTCGAAGAAGAAGTAATGTTATCAGGTTTTGGTAATGCGAGAACAAAGAGTGAGGGTGGGTCAATTGTTTATGACAATGCGACAGAAACTTTCACAGCACGTTACACACATGAAACAATTGCACTTGGTTTTGCAATCACTGAAGAAGCTGTTGAAGATAATCTTTATGACAGAATCTCAGCAAGATACACAAAAGCACTTGCACGTTCTATGGCAAACACTAAGCAGGTTAAAGCTGCAAACGTATTAAATAATGCGTTTGACGGTAACTTTGCTGGTGGTGACGGCGTTGAACTTTGCTCTGCAGTACACCCAATTGTAGCAGGAACATTCGCAAACGAATTAGGAACTGCTGCTGACCTAAACGAAACTTCATTGGAGCAGTCTTTAATAGACATCGCTGCATTTGTTGACGAAAGAGGTTTATTAATCTCAACACAGGGAAGAAAGCTTATCATTCCTTCTGAGTTACAATTCGTAGCTGAAAGACTTACACAGTCACAGTTAAGAGTTGGAACAGCAGATAATGATATTAATGCCACAAGAAATATGGGCATGATTCCTGAAGGTTATGTTGTAAACCACTACTTAACAGATCCAGATGCATTCTTTATCAAGACTGACATTCCTAATGGATTTAAGTTATTCCAAAGATCCCCAATTAGAACATCTATGGAAGGTGACTTTGACACTGGTAACGTAAGATACAAAGCTAGAGAGAGATACTCATTCGGTTTCTCAGATCCTAGATGTGTATTTGGTTCTCCAGGTGCTGCATAGTCCGCACAATAAATAAACTCATGAGGGGGCTTTCACGCCCCCTTTTTTTATGGTACTTTATAACTTTATTAACCCTATGACCCTTCGGGGACTATTAACAAAAGGAGATAGACATGGGAACAACTACATTTTCGGGTCCAGTAAAAGCTGGCACGATTAAAGACAC